CAGGCTTGAATCCTACCCAGTTCCATTCGCTTTCGTGAATGTCTCTGTATCGCGTCTGCATAATCTTACGACTTACCGCATTACCTGTATGTGCGCTAGCAGCAACATCATACCATTCAGGTAGTTCACCTCTGCGTACCCACACAATCTTGCCGCCCATATCTTTAATTAACTCAAGTTCATTTTTAAAACGGGCGTCGCTGATAACAATGGATTCAGTGTTTAGCGTGTTTTTTCTAAGGCGATATTCTAAGCTGTTAAGCCAAATGTCTTGTGAAAAATGATCACGTAGCACATCAGTACCAATAAGTTGTAAGGCTAACCGAGGAGTGAAATTATCAATGCCCAGTTTGCGAGTCCAAAACATATCAGGTGTTTCTCGGAACTCTCGGCTTTCCACTGTGTCGCCTTCGAGCAACTCTCTATGCCAACCAAACATTGCCGCGCACACATCTTTAAGTGGTGCTGCAAAGCTATCTTTTTTATAATTTAATTTTACGAACTCTTGTGCAGCAGTGTCTTTGCCACTGCCAATAAAACCAACTAAACCAATAATCATTTTAACTCACCTTTGATGTAACTGAATGTTTTTTCTGTAGGGCCATTATGTAGCCCGCATTGATGAGCGCATCGCTCTAATCTATTTTTATTAGTCCAGCTCTCTTCTAATGTATTAAACCAAGAACCATTTATAATTTCACTAAGAGGAGTAAAATTTAAATTAGCTTTATGAGCGCCTCCGGCTATCTCAAACAACTTATGTATACCTGTATAATCTCTGTGCTGTTCTGCTTCAAACCCGTATAGACGATCAGCTAAAAAACCGCAAGGGAATACATATCCGTCTGCACCTACATAAATCATAGAAAACTTTTTAGCAGTACATTCAATTTTAACAGTTTCATAATGGGTTTTATCAAAATTAGCATATCCCGGATTTACTAAATCTAAGTTAGTGGGAGGTTTGATAAAATAAATTTTTTTATTATCCATTACTGCTGTTCTATTAGTAATTTCGTGTTTCTTATCTACAAATCTAGTGGTCTTTTTAATAATAAAATCTTTGAATCCTAGTTGCTCTGCTATAAGTTTTGCATCTTCTACTTGATGCTGGTTGTGCTCAAATGCTAAAAACTGCCAAACACTATTGCCGCCAAAATTGTTAAAAGAAGTAATGTTAGCTACCAATTTTTTCCAATTTACTCCTCGACGATAAAGACTATTAGTATCTTCCAATCCGTCAATACCAAAAACTACTCTGTCATTTTTTCCGCTGAGTATTTTTGCTAGATCTTGCCACCAAGTTACTGATCTTGCGCCGCCATTTGTATTGATCACAATGTCAGCAGAAGTCACCGATTTAATCCACACTAGAATATCTAATAAATCTGGGTGTACGCAAGGATCACCATATGTTCCACAAAATCGTATAACTTTGAGATTTTTTAAAAAATCTAAAGTAAATTTATTTTGAATCCAGTCTAATGTAGTAAACAATACAGGCAGCGTAGGCCATTTGGGGCCGCCATAAAAATTTCTGCTACACTGAGGACATGAAGCATTACAACTAGTTGTTACCTCTAGTTCTAAAAAGTCAACATACATTAAAATCAGCCGATAATGAAACCAAGAGGGATATTTCCTTCTTCCATATTGTGAATAGCCGTTTTGAGATTTTCCGACTCTTGCTGACCTTCTGCTTTGAGCTCAGCGCCATTAAGCTGAATGGCGCCGCCAGCGCCAGGAAGGCCGCTAGCATACTTGCTACGAGCTTCACCTAGCATCAATTTGGACTGTGCTAGTGCATAAGAGCCTAGCCACGAACTCGCATAAACATCACCTAGTAGTATACTTTCAGGAATAAAATTATAAACGCCGATCATCACTTCTTCGGCATGACGAACATTACGAAGAATTTTTAGCACCTTAGTATTTCGATTCCATAGGAAGTTATATTCACTACCAAAGATACGACCGATATTCTCTTTATATTGAGCAAATGCATCAAATACAGCAAGCCCGCCAATCTGTCCTGCTTGCAACATGTACATATTGTTAAATGCTACGTCAAACGGATCGAAGTTTGTACCGCCACCGCTGTTAGTACCGATACCCCGGCGATATAGTCTCCGGACTTCTTGTACTTCGTTAGGTAGTGTGTACTCTGTTACACCGTCCTGAGTTTGAATATAAATTAAACTTTCTTCCACAGAACCCGAACTAAGTTGACGATACTTAGCTAATGCTAAGTCAATCGCAACATCGTAATGTTCTCGGTCAAGTTCCACGTCTACAATCCCGTCTGCAAGACGTATCTGTAGCTCTCTGATCAAATCCTGCCTACTTGAGTATCCTATGCTATTTTGTGCCATAATAGTATTTATCTTTTTAGAAAGTACTAATCAGAATAATATGCTCATTTAGCCGGCCATTCATAGCAGTCTCTGTGGCGTTAATTTCGTCAAACTGCTTCTGCATTTTAGTTCTTGCAAGTTTGCCAGCACCTTTGAGTATTTCGGGCTTACGCACAGTTTTACACACACTCTTTTTAGGATCAAAGCCCACAATACTTGCACCTTTGACTGTTAGCACTTGTCCCATAGAATCTGCTACATAGCAACCCAGCTTACGATTCTTTGTGTTATAAACCCAAAGAGTGGTACATTCAATAATACTAAGCGGATTAATACTAGCGAGCCCAATACTAGGTTCGCTTTCCTTGTACTTAATCTTAGCAACTAGCTTTTCCTTGCTCGGTGCTTTCTTAACTCGAGTCTTACGCACGGCCTTACCGGTGTTAATATATGTGTCGCAAGCAGTCATAATCTTTTCAAAGAAGGCTAAAAACTCTTTACGCTTTTTAGCAGTCATGTAAGAGTAACCTTCTTTGATCTGCTCGTCCTTCCACTCGACTACTTCTTTTGCTTCCTCATATTGACTTTGGTACATGTCTTTGATGATTTTAGCATGTGCTGCTTTGATAACTCCGCTATTAAACACTTGCATTTGATGGTGCGGATCAAATTGAGTTAGATTGAACTCGCCGAAGCAAAGCTGGTCAACTGCATCATCCCACTGTCCGCAAAGGTCAGTTACTTGCTCACGCATACGCTGCTGAATCGAGATAACAACACCGTTGTTAACTTTTTGTTTGACTTCTGCTGCTTTAGCTTCGGCAATTTTTTCAGCTCTAGCTAATAGTTCGTTATACTTATTTTCGAGATATTCAATAGCGGTGTCTTCAAGCTCAACACCCTTAAGAGCAAGATAAGCGTTCTTGCCGGCGCTCGCAAACTCGTATTCTGGAAGTACACTAAGTAGTGCAGCTTTCTTTTTATCAAAACGTTCGCAATATTTGATGAAACTTGTATGAAGTGTTTTAGATGAGATTTCGTAGTGAACATAATATCTAGCAGACTGTAATAGCTGCTTATAGTCCATCATAACCCCATTAGAAGTTTTAAAAGGTTTGATGTCCTTTTTTATCAACCCCCACTCGGGTATACTCATACCATTTGCTGAAAGGTTACGTTTTGCTTTAGCTCTTGCCATTTATTTTACCTCAAGTGTGTTGATGACCCATTGTCTACGTCTGCCGTACACTATATTATCTAGGTGCTGATCAAGGGTCGCAGGAAAGTGATTATATCGGTCAGTGGCTGCATATGTGTGATGTTTATGCTCTATCGTGTCTGTGTTGTTTTGAGTGTATTCAAATAAGTTAGTATTGGTTTCTATGGTTATCGGAGAAACACAGTACTGCCCCCATTGCTTTACTCTATGCTTAGTTATAATAGCATAATCGTGCAGAATGTCAACCGATACTTTTGGATATGTTTCCTTAACAAAATCGGATATATGCTCTATGTATGTGTGTACAGTATTACTAGAGTGCATAAAAAGTGCCAAACTATGGGGTATTTGCCAGCTTAGTACACTAGTATTATCTGTTTCTACTAAAAAGAATCCTGAGGTTTTCCAATTATAGAAAGCTGTTTTAACTTTTTCCAGCCATCCATTTAATTTGTTGTTGGTTCTATTATATTCAAATAATTTTGAGTAAAACTCGGTATACGATATATTATATTGCTTCTTTAGGTATATCGACATGATATCTGAAATACCGTATACATGGAAACCTAAAACTTGCCAAGTATAAAGAAAGATCTCAAGTAATTCGTTGTTTGATAAGGTACTCGTAGATTCAATAACATTAATGCCTTCTAAAATTTTATTATCATCTGCTACATCTGCTGTCTCGTAAAATAAATCATATGCTGGAAAAGTTTTAATATTGTATTTTTCTAGATCCTGCATCATTGGTGCATTTTCTAAAATTTGTAAGAAAAACGAATCTATCCCATTATGTAAATTTGATTCTAAAACTTTTTCAATTGTTAATTTCCATGAATCAACTGTTTCACCGGGTAAGCCCATAATAATTTCTGTAAAGATAGGTAATTGTAATTTTCTACCATACTTAGCTATTTCTGAAATATCGTTAACATCCATATTTGTTCTTTTAATGTTTTCAAGAACAACTTCAGTTGTAGTCTGTAGGCTTAAAATAAATCC